GAAGGAAACAACTCATCTCTTCTGTAAAACACAATAGTAGATATTTCTGGAGCAACATAATAGACACCACTCACAACGCTATTTCCGTGTGTGTGTTGATGATGACTTTGATTTGTTTCTGTGTAGTTAGTCCACGATTGGGTTATATAAAATTCACACATTTTAATTTTTAAAAGTGCATGAACGTAATAATCTATTTGATCTTGACAAAAATATTTTAATCTTTTTAAGTTTGGATTGTCTAATACATTACTATCTATTGAACTAAAATTGTGTGCGTTTGTTTGCCTTTCTTCATTTAAAATAATTTCTTTTTGTTTTTCAGACAAAACATACTCTTCTTCAGAAACAAAAATAGGTACTGAAAATATTTGGTTAATTCCTGGGCACACATGAATTATGTTTTCATTCATCGGCTTTACAATCAAAATATTTATGGTGAGTGCAATACATATTTGCAGACGCAACTATCCTATTCTTTTCTTTGCCCTCTGCATAATGTGGTGTTCTACCATTAAAAATTAATAAATCATTTGGTTTTACAACAACTTGCACTTCTTCAAATGTTATATTATCTAAAAATACAATAGATGTATATTCATTTTCTACCCCCAAATACCAAACAAAAGAAAAACCGTACCACTCTTGCAAATGATTGTGTAATGTGGCTTTACTATTTTCGTTGTACCATGCAACCCATAAATCTTTTATAGCAATATGTGGATAACTATCACTGTGATTTATGTCTTTTAAACCATCTCGTAAAAACATAACTAAATCTGGAATAACAGTATCTCTACACTCTTCTTCTGTGTGAAATTTCCAACTTGTTCTGCCATCAAGTTCTACAAGATTATCGTGACCTTTTATTTCTTCCTGTTTTAATTTATATTTTTCTGCAATACTTAATGTTTTTTTTCTTAACTCATCTGGCAAACACATTTTAACTACCTCTAGTGTTTGACGAGTCCGTATAATTGATTTTGTTTCCGCCCTAAAAGTTAATGACATCTACCATGCCCAAGATACGAAAGAATATCTTGCTCCCTTTTTAATTGGCTCTACTCTATGTGGATATAAAAAAACAGATGGAAAAATAAGTATATCACCTTGTTTTAAATCTAATTTTTTATTATTAAACATTATAAATTCACCACCTTCATAATCATCATTTAATAATCCAACAATACTTAAAATTGGTATTCCTCTTGCACTTCCATCAAATAAACTTTTAATATGGTCTACATGATTTGCCATTCTTTTATTTTTTTCATATTTATTTAAACGAAGTGATGAATAGCTTTCCCACCCTTCAAAATGTTTATGTAATTTAGAATAATCAGTAAGAGCAACATATATTAAATTCATTAAATTTTGTTTTTCTTTAAAATTAGAATACGTTACATCTAATTCTTCTTTTCCTGATTTAGTGTCGTTTGTATCTGACGTGCTATAATAAAATAAATGTTGTGTATAATCACTGTCCTTAACTTCTTCTAAAACAGAGTTACACATTTTTTGATTAATCATTTTTGGAAAAATTTGTATGTAGTGAGTCAGTAAATTTTCGTGTGTAAATGTTTCTTCATTTGGATTCAGTAACATAAGATAACCAACCTGTTGCTATATATTTTGTTTCTGTTTTTGAAAATATGCCTTTATGTGTAAATGTCCAATCTGCACCCCATATAAGTGTTAAACCCTTTTCAGGTTTAATTCTTACATCTTGATAATAAAAATGTGTTTCCCCACCATCTTTTATATCATTAAGATACGTCATAAAAACTAAATGTCTACACGCACTACTGAAGTAATCACTGCTAGAACGCTCACAATGATACTTATGAAAACCTTGCATTGGCTCATACTTTTGTATGTTCCAAGCAGTGTCCATCTCCCACTTAGCGTGATTTAAATCACAATAACGATATTTTTCTTTATATTTTTCTACACATTCATTAAGACAATAATAATACTCCATTATTTCTTTGTCTTTGTTTTTGCTTGTCTGTACGGGTAAATCAGTTGAATCTTTGTGAGCTTTAGAAACCCCTGCTCCAGTTTGACCTTCTATAGTCTTGCTTTTATTTTTATAAAAATATTTAATGAGGTCATCTGAAATTTGAGGATCTGTGTACCATCCACAAATAAAATTATCTAAAGAATTAATTTTATGTTCTTTCATATAAACTACTTTTAGTACAAAGTAGATTATTTAAAAAAAATTTCAAGAACTAAATTATTTTTCCTTCCAACCATTTCCTGTTGATTTGTATAAAGCTCCATCCCATTCATAATTTTCATAAAATTCCCACGGGCGATCTTCATCTCTTGCTGCATATTCGTCTGGAAAAGTATCTTCTAAACTTTGTCCAGGAAAATCCCATTCAAGTGTATCATTGTTAAATACCATTGTGTCTATAACTACTTCTTTTCCATCTACAATTGTTTTGTGATTGCAATCTTTCCAATAAAAAGCATCCCTAGAAGAATCAAAATACATCCCTATAACTGGGTATCTAAACCTAAATGCTTTAGACTGGTCACTATGTTCTGACGCATCTGCATTGTGGTATTTATTGTCCCATGTATTATACGAGCATTGAGCATAGTTTTTATTAGAACCAAAAGTATTTTTTAAAAAAGCAATTCCTTTAGCTTCTGATTCATTCCCATCATCATCAAGCAATTCATTGTTATGAACAACAATAACTTGTGTAACTATATTATTTTCATTAAGTTCAGCAAAGTGTGCCATTATGTATTATATGCTCCAGAACCATTGTAAGTTAAAAACGTAAAATTACCACTTGTACTTGCTGTTGGACTACCATTTGTTTGACCTGAACTTTGATGAGTGGTTGTTTGAACTTTTAATATTACAACACCAGAACCACCTGCTCTGCCACCACCAACAAAACCGCCACCACCGCCACCTGTGTTATCTTGACCTGCCGCTGCATAATTAGGATTGTAGTTTCGTGATCCACCTTGACCACCGCCACCTTGACCACCTGATCTAATATTTCCTGCACGATCATGACCACCGCCACCACCGCCACCTTTCATATTAGAGGTAAGACCTTCTGTATGTCCTTGACCGCCGTTAGCACCACCTGCGTTAGTCATGCCACCACCGCCACCACCATAGCGATTTGTAGGAGAACCTCCTCCCGCAGTACCCGATCCACCGTTAGCACCTTGATTGCCTGTTCCGCCACCTGCACCGTTAGTCATAGCACCACCACCGCCACAACCACCATCACGTCCTACTTGATTTGGAGCAGAAGATGAACCACCTCCACCTCCACCACCAGTGCCTGTTGCAGTAATAACTCCACCTAAAGATGAGTCACTTCCATTTTCTGCTGCAGTGTTTTGTGCTTGAGTATTACTAAAACCTGAATCAGAAGCACCTCCACCTCCAACAGTAATATTTATGGTTTGACCAGAAGCGTTTACAGCATAGTTTGCAGCAGTTGAGGGGGAACCTCCTCCGCCACCGCCACCGCCGTAGCTTGAACCACCAGTTCCACCACCGCCAATAACATAGTATTGTAATGTGTAAGAACCAAAAGATTGTGCTCCATAAAAATCTGATATCTTAATTTCACCAGAAGTAGGTAATGCTTGACCACCACCATTTTGTGCACCTGCGGCAACATTATCTCCACCTGCATAATATTCGCTTAAAGCGTGAGGAGCACTACCACCAAATTCTTCTGCTATTTCACCTAATGTTAATTGTCCACTAGTTGCTAGTGCCATTTTCTAACTCCTCTACTCTTTTTGTTAATTCTTTAACTGATTCAATTAAGAGTGCATGAAGTTGATCATATTTAACTGTTTTCCAAAGGGCTTCTTCGTCTCCAGTTTCCATAGGCAATTTCTTTTCATCAACTGCTGAAGGTAAAACTTTTTCAACTTCTTGTGCTATAACACCTGCACTTTCCTTCCCTGTAAATTTCTTTTTAAAAGTAACACCTCTAATTTGTTTAATTTTATCAATTGGATTTTCTACAGTTTGTATATTTTCTTTTAATCTTTCGTCAGAGCTAATTGTTGTAGAAGCTGAAATAACATCACCATCAGCATGAAAGTCTCCATCTGATTCAAATCTAAATTCATTACTTCCATTTATTGTAACGTCCATTTGAGTATTATCAGTAAATGAGATAAAGTCTGTAGAATCTAATCCGATGTTACCACCTGCATATACAGCATTGGCAAAAGTAGCATCTCCTTCTGCTGCCATATCTATATCTAAAGCAGTAACTGCAGAAGAACCATCTGTTCCTTTTATTTGAAAGTTTTTATCCGCTACTTTAACTTCTAAAATTACATCACTAGAACTGTTATACAAACGAGCCATTTCTGTGCCATCATCTTCATATATAATGCCACTTCCTGCCGTTCCTGCATCTAATGTAATACCACCACCTGATTCAATATTTACAGAGTCTACTGCTGTGCCATCTGAAACTATGTCAATATCGCCATCGGCATTAGAATGAACATAAGTACCTGTGTCATTAAAACACAATTTATTTGTGCCATTTAAAGTTAAACCAGTTCCATCTGTGTGAGTAAGTGTTGTATCTGTGTCTGCACCAAAACCAAGAACAGCACTATCTGATTTTAAAGTTACATCATCTGATGCAATTAAATCATCATCAACAGTTAAATCTACAACTGCTAAATGTGCAAAAGCATCTACAACTGCCGCACCAGATCCAGCACCATCTAAATAAACTGTTTTTGCAGTTCCAGGTGTAATAGTTACATTATCACCAGAACCTTGAGATATAATAATATTCTGTGATCCACTAGTTGCATTTTCAATGATGTGAACTCTTTTCATTGTGTTTGGGCCGATGGTTATTGTACAAGCAGAATCTAATGTTCCAGTGTATTTAATGTACATGGCTCTTCCCGCATCAGATGAACCATCTGCTATTGTGGTAGTATGAGTATCAGCATTTGTTGTTATACCCTCTGTACCATATCCTAATGCTTCACCAATCAATTCTAGGTTTGTATTGGTTGTTGTACCCCATGTACCACTGGCATCACCAGTGTCCATTTCATTAAGTCTTAAATTATTTACATATGAACTTGCCATGTTATGCCGCCTTTTCTATCCAATTAGCTGTTTGACTTGGAACAATTGTTTCATAAACTTGTTCTTCACCTGTTCCGCCAGTGCCTGCAACTCCAGTCAATGATACCACAGCACCTGCCGCTATTACAAGAGTGCCTGTACTCATTGTTCCCATTAATTGTGTTGGAGTAAATGTTCCAGTTCCTGTAACAGTTGAAGAACCTAATGCACTAGTACCTACAACTGTTGTTACAGATACTCCAGTTGTTCCAGTGATAGAGGTACTTCCTATAGACCCTGTAGCACTTACACCAGTTACAACAGCAGTTATTGAAGGGACAACAGTAACATTACCAACAGCACTTGTTCCTACAACTGTTGTTACAGATACTGGTAAAAGGGTGTTCCAAGCACCTTGACCCCATGTTCCTCTACCCCAACCTGCGAGACCTGTGTAAGACATTTTTAAATCCTATGCTATGCGAATAATAGCATTTGAAGCATCAGCAGTTGGAAATTGTATAGTAAATGTTCCTGATGTTGAACTTTTATTAGATGAAAAATCTAATACACACACTGCTTTATCACTATTTGTGTCATTATAAATTAATGCTCCCATTGCAGTGATTGTTGCAGTTGTAAAACTTAAATCAGAAAAATCAGTAAACGCGGTTGTTCCAGAAGTATTAGGTGCTACTTTTGTTAAAGTTCCACCACCTGCACTATACGAACCACTATTAGCAATTTCGCCTGTTGTAGTGTACGCAGTAGTAGCCGCTCCTAATGTCGCAGTAGTAGATGATTTTCCACCTCCACCTTCTGCATAAAGTGCTAATTTAAACGCATTGCCGTTAGTTGCAAAATTGTGTGTGCCTAACATTAGTTCTTTTTTAAATGCAGTACACATCGCTTGTGCTATAGCCATTAAAGTCTCCTTATATATTCAGCCAATTCTTTTTGACCATTTGATCTTAAAATATGAATTATACTACCACGCTCTTCCTTTCTTGCCAATAGTAGATAATGATACAAAACATTTTTCAAATGTTCTTTAAATTGTTTTGCTTGTTGTCTTATGTGTGGTGGAGCTTCGTCTGATATACTTGCTATTTTATCTACTGCTAAATCTGCTATTTGCTCATTTGTTAGACCGCCTTTTTCAGATGTCATTACATTAACACTTCCTACTTGCGACACTCCTACTTTAAACATAAAAATTCCTTCTTATTTTTTTTTCTTTTCATAAGTTACACCTTCTATGTCTTTTCTGCCTATAATATGAGATTTATTTCTTAATTCATTATCTAAAGGCTCTGGTGGCTCCATTTTAGATTTTCTAGTTATTAACAAATTACCTTGTGTTGTTGTAGTTACAAAGGGATCTTCTAATCTATGGTAACCATACAATTTTTCTGTGCTTGGTACATTTGTATCTAACAATGGAGAAGTGTTTGCAATACATATTTTTATGCCTTTTGAAATAGCTATCGCACACCAAAATTCAACACAACCTCTACCTGCTTCTGCAAAATAAGGCATTGTTTTATGTCCAAAATCCATTCCATACAAATGTATTTCTTGAAACTCTTGTGCTATTGCATATGCAACTGCATATGCAACAGTGTTATTTAAATAAGCATATTTAGTTTTTTCTAAAACTTCTTGCAAAGGATACTCAATAACATCAGGGCATCTTTCGTCTAAACAACAAGAATATATTGGAATATTTAATTTTTTTAATAATCTTTCTTTCATGGAATTAGTTTGACTTCCTGCAACAATGTCATCAAGAAATCTAGATGGAGGATCCATCATAAATACTTTATCATGAAAAATAACACTAGCCATAGCATTTATTGCCCAAACTTCATCAAATACTTCGCTTCTTGTTTTGGCTAATATATATTCAGAAAAGCTATTACCAAGTGCAACAATAGCTACAACTTTATTTTTTTTCATATAAGACAATATAAAGTCTGTCTTATAGAAGTCAAGTTTTTGGTGCTCTTACCAAACCATCTCTATAAGAGTCAGAGAAGTTTCTACCCTCTGCGTAAGTTTTTAAACGGCTCAATGCTTCTGCATATCTTCCACTGTATAATTGTACAAGATCTGCTTCGCCTTTCATAAAAATATAAGCCTCAACAAGACAAGCATATAATAAAGCATCTGGTGCATTTGTACTTATCCATGTGGTCCCAGAAGAATCTGTTGTTAATGAAGTTGGTCTATAAAAATAATGCAACTCTACTGACAAATCACTACTTGGAGTTGGTGCAACTATAAAATTACTAATATCAAATTGAGCGTAATAAATAGGAGACCCTGTTGTAGATGGGTTCGGTGTATATTCTTGAATAAAATTTACATCTTTTTGTAATAAAAAAACATTTTCAGTATCAGAGTTAACATAAGACAAAGAGTGTGTGGCTAGATAATCTGTTGGTTTTTGTAAAAATTTATTTCCGCTTGTCATTGAACCAGTAACATTTTTTCTAAAATAATCTAAATCAACAGATTTAAAAATTCTTTCTTCTGCATTTTTTATGATAAAATCAAGCTCATTAACAAAAGTTGTTTCATCATTTTCTGTCCAATCTTGTATTGATTGTTTTAATGTTGTTAATGTAAAACTCATGATGTACTCACTGTAACTGTGCCTAAACTAGAAGTAGCACTAAAACTTGTTAATGTCTGACCTATTATACCATCTCCTATATTTGTATACACTATAAATGCTTTTTTATCTACATCTTGATTTGGTCTTGGATCATACAAAGCAGTTGGATCTGGTCCAGGTCTACTTGGCTTTAATTGAGGATGTTTTGGTTCATATTCATCAGGACCAACTTTCAATCCATTCCATTCTTTTTTCATTTCTCTTAAACGATAACGAAAACCAGACCGATCTGAATATCCCCATGCTTTTTTACCACTTGCGTATCTAGCCATTTTATCTACTCAAATAAGAAATACTAGGTGTTAATTTAAGAGGTGTGCTATTTGCATCCTCTGCTGCGGCTCTTTGAAATTCCTCTTCATACAAAGTTTTTAAAATTTGTATTCTGTCTGGTGCTTTTTTAATAGCGAGGTAATAAGCAAGTCCTGCTACCATACAAGGCAAAAATCTAAATGGTGCATCAGTTGTATTAACCAAAGTATCTGCATCTTGTATTCGTCTTACATAATAATAAACTAAAGTATAAGAAGCATCTGGAGTCGCCCATAAAGTTATAGTTGGTGTTACTTGTCTATCAAAAAAATACTGACTTGGTTGACCAGTGGTTCCTTTGTTTGGAATTGTTAAATATTCACCTCTGCTCATTTGAGTTAAAGTAAAATCTACACTATTACTATTTCTTAAAACAACTTCCAATAAATCTACATAATCACTTGCTAAACTATATGTAGCTGTGCCAGAAGTCACGGACACTGTTGCTTGGTTCACGGTCCACATATTTAGTCCTCTGTTTGCCCAATCAGCAAACATAAGATTTAAAGATCTTCTAGCTGTTTTAGCATCGTAACCTGTTCTCATCTCCAAGCCACATCTCTCATAAGCTTCTTCTATAATCTCTGCTACATCTAAATCAAAATCTCTTGAACTTGAAGTTGCCATTATGTTTTCCTTTTAACTGCTTTAACTCTTTTTGGTTTACCTGCTGGTTGTCCTAATCTTCCTTTTTGAGCGATTCTGCTTCTTTTTTCTGAGGCAGACATTTCCGAAGAAGTCTTCGGAGTTTTTTTACTAATTCTTTTACTCGGTCTACAATAAGGCGTACCACGCTTTTCACCTTTTTGACGACCACATGCTTTACCTGTCCTAACATCTTTCCAGTCCTCCTTGAACCATCTTTTTAACGCTAACCCTTTTTTTGTTTTTCTTACTGCCATTACGAAATCTTTGTAACTTTTCGTCTTTCATTTAAAACTTGACCACAACCTCTCGCAATTTTTGGATTATTTGTTTTTCTTTTTCTAAAAGCTTTTCCGTTTGAAGCTTTAATTACACCTTGTTTATCTTTAACATTCTTAATGGCTTCCATAAGTCCACCATCTTTTTTCTTTTTACTTTTGTTGCCGTAGTTTGCGGCCCCAACTTTTCTACATTTAGCAATAGCTCCACTTGCATACGCTGAAGGGAAAACTTTATACCTTGCTTTTACTTTATGATAACATGCGTCTTTTGGCATTATCTTTTCCTTTCTTTCCAACAACTACAATTATACACATTTTTTCCACATTTTAAACAGTATTTAATTGGTTTACCTTTTACCACTTCTCCTTTTTTTAGAGGCACAATATGCTTTCTCAGAAAATCCACGAGGTCTGGCACAATTGATTTTGCTCTTCCTCTTAGCATTCCATTTCCTTTTACCTGGTGCTTTTGTTATTTGTTTTGAAATTGAACTCCGCGAGATTGCCATTTTGTGTTTTCCTTTTAATAAAATCTACCCATAAGGTATGAATCATTTTATGATTTTCTGTAACTTTAACTTCAGTTATTGCAGTCCTTTTATCTACTTCAATGAGAGTGGATACAATCCAAGCGATAGAACCCGCTACAAGGATCACAGAAAGACCAGTGGTTAATTCTTTACTTTTTACCATTTCCGTTATTTTTCTTTTTTACTTTAGGTTTAGAAAAACTTTTTGGATATACTTTTTTAATTGCTTTATCCAAATAAGCAGATCTTTCTTTTTGACTTAAATTACTTAACATAACATTAAATAATCGTTTCTTTTGATTATCTGTCATGGTTTTAGGTTTGGGTCTAGGAGTTGGTAATTTTTTTATCATTTAACACTTCCACCTTCTTCTTGCTTGTCTTATTCTACTGTTTGGGTTTTTGGCGGCTTTAGGAAATTTTTTCATTTGTCCTAATGAACGAGCACAATAAGACTTACGCCTATTAGCTGCCTTACTTCCTTTTTTAACTTTACCAGTAACCGCAGTTTTTAGTTTACTTCCAGGATTTTCTCT